CATAAAGCGAACACGACCGCATTTTTGAGCGACAAAAAGTCAAGATGTGGGCAAAAGGATATTGTAAAAGGATAAAAAATGAGCAAAGGAAGAAAACCAAAACCGACGGCGATGTTGAAAGCGCAAGGAACATTCGACGCAAGCCGTCACAAAAACAGATTGGAAGCCGACGGAATCCCATCGGTTCCCGCGGTCCAATCCGCCAACGAAACGTTTGATTGGCTGGTGAAAAAATTGGACGACCTTGGTGTCGTTGCGGATGTCGATGGAATGGCGTTGCAGATGTTAGCGGACGCGTGGGAAGATTATCAAGTCGCGCGGAATGTCATTAAAGAACAAGGACCAACCTATTCGACGACAACGGCACAAGGCGATTTGATGTGGCGACCGCGCCCAGAAGTTTTAATGATGAACCAATCGTGGGCGAAGGTTGAAAAGATGATGACACAATTTGGATTGACGGCATCGTCACGCGCAAAAATTGAAATGCAAGAAAAGATTGAAACCCTTGACGACCTTTTGGAATGACACACGACAAAACAAAATCCACGCGAATCATCAATTTCATCGAACGGGTTTGCACCCATGTGAAAGGTGATTTGGCGGGTCAACCTTTTTTGTTGGAAGAATGGCAAAAACAATTCATCCACGATTTGTTCGGGACGATGAACGCGTCGGGGTTGCGACAATACCGGACAAGCTATGTCCAGATTCCGCGAAAGAATGGAAAATCAAATTTGTCGGCGGCCATTGCGTTGGCGGTGTTGTTCGTGGAAAAAGAACAAGGCGCGGAAATCTATTGTTGCGCATCGTCACGCGACCAAGCGAAAATCGTGTTTGAGGTCTGCAAACAAATGGTTCGCAATTCGGCAATCTTGACAAAGAATTGCAAGACCTTTCAAAATTCAATTGTGTTGAACGGAACAAATTCGTTCCTTAAAGCGGTCGCCGCGGATGCGGGACTTTTGCACGGCGCGAATGCGTCGTGTGGTTAACCCCCCGAATTTCGGTTCGGGGGGTGAAAATTGCGTTATTTACGATGAATTACACACGGCGAAAAATCGCGAATTGTGGGATGTGATGGCGACGTCGATGGGCGCGCGTTCGCAACCTTTAATGATTGCCATCACAACGGCGGGCGTGTTCGACACGAATTCCATTTGTCATGAATTGTATTCGTATGGGAAAAGAGTTGGCGAAGGCGTCATCGACGACGACACATTTTTGCCGTTGATATATGAGGCGGAACCAGACGACGACATCCACGATTTGGAAACGTGGAAAAAGGCGAATCCGAATTTTGGAATCAGTATCAAACCCGAATATTTCGAAAAGATGTCACGCGAGGCCAAGACGTTGCCATCGTCGGAAATCGCGTTCCGTCAGTTGCATTTGAACCAATGGGTGAATTCGTTGGCGTCGTGGATTACGGACGACGAATGGATGAAATCGTCGGGCGTTGTGGAATTGGAAAAACTGAAAGGTCGCAAATGTTACGCGGGATTGGATTTGGCCGCCGTTGAAGATGTCACCGCGTTCGTGTTGGCGTTTCCTATGGACGACGAATCCATCAAGATTGTTCCGTTTCTGTTTGTTAGTGAAGCGGCGGTGGAACGCCGTCGGAATCAAACGGGCGGTTCTTACGATACGTTTGTGAGCAATGGCGAATTGATTGTGACGGAAGGTAATTCCACGGACTACAATGTCATTCAAAAAAAGATTTTGGAATGTGCGGAAATATTCGACATTCAGTCGGTGGCGTTTGACCGATGGAATTCGAATTCATTGGTCCAGCAATTGACGGACGCGGGTGTTGAAATGGACCCGTTTGGTCAGGGATTTATTTCGATGACATCGCCAATAAAGAATGCGGAAATTCTGGTCAAAAAAAGATTGTTGCATCATGGCGGTCACGGAATGTTGCGTTGGATGGCGGCGAATGTGGTGACGAAAAAAGACGATGCGGAAAATGTAAAATTCAGCAAATCAAAGGCGGGCGATAAGATTGACGGAATCATTGCCATGATTATGGCGTTGGGTGAAATGATGACGATGGAAAACAAGGACATGACGGGTTCGTCCACTTATGAATCGCAAGGAATTAGAATGTTATGATGAATGTTGAAGATGCCCGACGATTGGGTTTGATGTTATTTGATTTAGGATTCACGCCGTGGTTGCAAGAATCGGGCGACGGATTCACGATTCGTTTGGTTTTAAACGGGGAAATGGTGGATGTCTTTTGGACGGATTGCGAATCGGTTGGGAATAATTAAAAAAAAGTTTTTCACGTTTTGTTGATTGTATTGTTTTTTTATGTAGATTTGAATATCAAACAAAAACAAAAGACAAAATGAAAGCATTTAAATTATCACACAACCTCATCGGATTCATCGGCAAAACTGAATATAACTACACCGACGCAGTATCAGCGCTACACAATGGAATCAAAGAAAGCCAAGATTGGGTGAATGATTACCCAAAAGGAACATGGTTCGTTGAAATGTTCGATACCGAAGCAGACACCGCAGAATACAAAGTGGTTTACAAGATTCAAAATTCAAAAATCAAAAAACTACAAAAAGACGGGTTGTTCTAAACACACCAAACAAACCAACCGCCCCCCGCTGAAACAAACGGGGGGTTTTGGTGGTAAGAACCAGAAAATAATTTTTTATGTATCACACAACAACCACAAATGATTTGGTAATTTGTCGCAAGATGAATCCAATTGATGACATCAACGTTGGCGACATTATTGAAATGACGCGCACGGGAAAAGAATTTTCGGTCGAATCCATTTCGCCCGCTGGAATAGTATTGAAAGAATGCGCCCGCATTGTGACATTTAGCCGTTCGGCATTGAACGACAGATTGGAACGAAACGCGGCGATTCATAAACCCATTTAACCCACCACGCCCGTTCGGGTGTCGGTCTTTGTTTTTGTTTTGGGACATTCATTTTTTGGATGTCCCTTTTTTTTGCAAATGATTGTTTAATTTGTCCCCAATTAAAACATCGTTTTCAACCGAATGGCCGAAAATCAAAACTTGTTTGGGCGAATATTGGGCGCGTTTCGAAACAACCCGAATCGCCCATCGACAAATTTGTCGAATCCCGCCGAATGGTTGTTCGCGGGAAACGAATCAAAAACGGGGATTTCCGTAACTGAAAACACCGCGATGCAATTGTCCGCGGTATTTGGGGCGGTTCGTGTAATATCGGAAACGATGGCGACATTGCCGTGGCACGTCAAACAATCGACGGACGGAATGGTCCGCAATGCAGACGCGCATCCCATCAACAAATTGATTCACGAACCGAACCAATTGATGTCGGATTTTACATTCCGCGAAACATGTCAAGCAAATCTTTGTTTGCACGGAAATGCATTTATCGCAATCAAACGCGACAACGCGGGGAACCCAATCAAATTGATTCCGATTGCACCCGAACGCGTATCGGTCAAAATATACGAGGATGAAAAGTTTTACCAGATAGACGACAAAGAAACGTTCGACGATTCGGAAATGATTCACATTGTCGGTTTGGGATTTGACGGCGTTGTTGGGAAATCTGTGATTGAATGTGCGCGTGAATCCATTGGCCTTGGATTGGCCGCCGACCAATTTGGTGGTTCATTCTTTGGAAATGGCGCGAACATTTCAGCGGTATTGACACACCCCGCAAGATTGAGCGACGAAGCCTATAAACGATTGATGCGTTCGTGGTCGCAAAGAAACACGGGAATGGGTAATTCACACAAAACCGCCATATTGGAAGAAGGCATGAACGTGACCAAATTGTCCGTTTCACCGCAAGATTCACAATTCATTTCCACGCGGAAATTTGGCGTTGAAGATATAGCAAGATTCTTCCGTTTGCCGTTGGCTTATCTGGGTTCTATGGACCAAAGTTCAACGCGGGCGAATGTCGAAGAACAAGGAATCATGTTCCAAAGAAACACGATTTTGCCATGGGTGAAAAGATGGGAAGCCGAATTGAACAGAAAATTGTTTGTCGGTGATTCCGATTATTACATCCGATTTGAAATGGATGGATTGTTGCGTGGCGATATTAAGTCGCGTTACCAATCTTATGCCGTCGCGCGTCAATGGGGATTTTTGTCCGCCAATGACATTCGACGTTTTGAAAATATGGAACCGATTGACGGCGGCAATGTGTATTTGCAACCGCTGAACATGACGGACGTTTCCGCCAACGTAAACGACGCAAACGATGCCGTGGAATAATTACCCAAAGGCGGCGCGAGATAATGCGTCAAAAGCATTAAAACACCGCGATGAAAACGGAACGGATTGTGGAACGCCCGTGGGTTGGCAACGCGCCAACACTTTGTCAAAGGGCGAACCGATTTCGGACGATGTTTTGGTTCGCACTTATTCTTTTTTATCACGCGCCAAAGTTTACGACCAAGGCAATTTTTTTGATGAGGATGGAAAGGAAATTTGCGGTTCGATAATGTATGCGGCATGGGGTGGCGACCCGATGTTGCGTTGGGCAAAAAGAACGATTGAACAAATGGAAGGTGAACGCGCCATTTCCGATTTGAGCGCAACGGCAAAAAAGGGTTTGGAAAATAAGGTTGAAGAACACAACGAAGAATTTGGCGATACAAAAACCAAGCGCGTGACGTTGGGGATGTTAACCAAAGTTTATGAACGTGGCATCGGTGCATATAACACCAACCCATCGTCGGTTCGTCCGTCGGTAAGTTCACCAGAACAATGGGCAATGGCGCGTGTGAATTCTTTTTTGTACGCGGTAAGAAACGAAAAGTTCAAAAGCGGAAAACACGACACGGATTTGTTTCCAGATGGACACCCGTTGAAAAGTGACGAAGAAATGAAAGAAAATAAAAGACATATCAAATCGGTTGTTGAAACGGAAGATGAAATCGTCATCACGTTTGGCAAATCCGAAATGGAAGAAAACGGATATAAAGACGAAGAACGCGCGGAACCAAACGAATTGTCGGTTGGCGATTTCGTGAAATGGAATTCATCGGGCGGCAACGCTTACGGACGAATCATTCAAGTGGAAAACAATGGTGAAATCGAAGCGGATTCGGGATTTGTATTGAACGGAACAAGCGACGACCCATCGGCATTGATTCGGTTGTTTAGATATTCAAACGAAGAGGACGCGTATATTGAGCGCAAACCCGTTTTGAATGTCGTTCATCCATTCAGCAGATTGGAAGCGTTTGACGCCGAAGTTCGCAAATCGTCGGGCGTTATTGAGCAACGCGAATTCCGAATGGAAAGCATGGAACACAACGGAAACGTCGTTCGCGGTTATGCCGCGGTTTACGATTCGGATTCCGAATTCATGGGGTATTATGAGCAAATAGAAAAAGGCGCATTCGACGACGTGATGAATGACGACGTTCGCGCATATTACAACCATGACGAAAATTATTTGTTGGGGCGTGTGTCAAGTGGCACGCTAAGAATCGGAACGGACAAACGCGGTTTGTATTACGAAGTCGATTTGCCCAACACAACTTATGCCAATGATTTGGTTGAATTGATGAAGCGCGGCGACATCAATCAATCGTCGTTCGCATTCCTAATCCAACAAGACAGATGGGAAGAACGCGACGGCAAAACCTACCGAATTATTGAAAAGGTATCACGTTTGATTGATGTTTCCCCCGTGGCAATGCCCGCGTACCAAATGGCGACATCGGAATTGAAACGCGATTTGGAAACGGAAACACCACCAATTGAAACAACACCAACCGACGCGGTTGATTCTGGTTCAAACGATGGCGAAGAAGTGTCCAACATTTATTTGTATAAAAGTAAACTATTAAATTTAACACGATGAAAAACATCGAATTAAGAGGCCAAAGAGCCGAACTAATCAAAGGTGCAATGTCACTTGTTGACAACGCCCAAAAGGAAGGTCGTTCACTGAACGCCGAAGAACAACAAAAATTCGACGCAATGGAAAGCGACGCGCGTTCAATGATGACGCAAATCGAAACGTTGGAACGTGCGGCGGACATGAAAAAGGAATTGGCGGCAAACGCTGAAGCACGCGAAGCATCACCAAAGCAATCACGCACGGCGGTTTTCGGTAAATACCTAAAAAGAGGTTTAGCGGGTCTAAACGCAGAAGAACGCGCACAATTGACAAGCACGCCATCGGCTGGTGGTTTCTTGGTACCTGAAGGATTCAGCGGTGTGTTAGACGTTGCAACAGAATTCACGGGTCAAGTTGAAGCGTTGGCCAAAAAATTGGACACGGCAAGCGGTAATCCGTTAGACTACCCAACCGTGAACGACACGGGCAATGATGCGGCAATCGCTACGGAAGGCGCGGCAACAACCGAAACCGACATGGTATTCGGAAACGTTGCGTTCACGTCTTACAACTACACGTCTTTAGTTCGTGTATCAAAGCAATTGATTGACGACGCTGGTTTCAATCTTGATTCTTTCTTGGTTGAAGCGTTGGGCGAACGTGTTGCACGTCAAACAAACCAAGATTTCACATTGGGTGACGGGTCAAGCAAGCCAAAAGGAATCGTTGACGAATCAACGGGTTCTTTGGCGGTTGCCACATCGGGCGCATTGGTTGCACAAGATATTTTGAATCTTATCCATTCAATTGACCCATCTTATCGCAACAAGCCATCATTTGGTTTGATGTGTTCGGGAACAATCATGGCGGCCATTCAAAAACTTGGCGTTGGTAGTTCAAACGATTTCCCAATCTTCATCCCATCGATGACGGCGGGCGAGCCAGATAAATTGTTCGGGTACAATGTGTATTACAACAACGACATGCAAAGCGATTTAACTAGCGCAAGCCACAAAGTGTTGTTGGCGGCTGATTTCGACAAATACGTTGTTCGTCGTGCTGGTGGTGTTAACTTGATTAGACTTTCGGAACGCTACATGGACGAAATGGAAATCGGATTCCTTGTTAGTGCAAGACGTGACGGACACGCCGTTGACACTCGCGCAATCAAGGCGTTGGCTGGTAAAGCGGCTTAATAAATGAAAGTTAAGTTCAACCAATCGGTTGTCGGGAATACATTCCACCACGTCGTTGATGACGTGGTGGATTTACCCGAAGCCGAAGCACGAAAGTTTTTGAATTCGGGTCTTTGTGAGGCGGTCCCAGAACCACCGAAGAAACGCGCGAAAAAAGCGGTGAAGAAAACCACATCAAAACAAACACGATAGATGGCCTTTGATATTGTAACGGCGGCGGCGTCCGAACCAATCACATTGACGGAAGCGAAGAATTTTCTTCGCGTTGACCATAGCGATGACGACACATTGATTTCGGCATTGATTACGGCATCACGTCAAATGTGTGAAGAATACACGCGACGCATTTTGGTGACAACCACGATTGACGAATACTTTGATAAATTCCCAATGAACAGATGGGAAAATTTGTCAAATCTCATCTATTTGTCGCGCGGTTCCGTTGCATCAATCACATCGGTCAAATATGTGGATGAAATAGGTTCCGAAGTTACAATCGCGGCCGACCAATATATCATTGACACGATAAGCGAACCCGCACGAATTCAATCGACGGCGGGATGGTTTGCGGCGGCGGGTGTCGTCAATCAAGTCATTGTTCGTTATGTTGTTGGGACGGATGTGTCATCCATTCCCAAACCATTGATTCAAGGAATGATGTTGGTGATTTCGGATTTGTACGACCAACGCAATGACCGCGTCAAGGCATTGCCAACGGCGTCGGAATATTTGTGGAATCCTTACAGAATATTCACATTCTAATGATTGACCACGCTGGACAATTAGACCGACGAATTGAGTTTCAAAATCAATCAACATCGGTTGACGATTATGGACAAAACGTTGGTGGATTTTCAACGGCATTTTCCCGATGGGCAAAGGTCGAAGAAAAAAGCGGAACGGAAGGTGAAGAAGGCAACCAGATGGTCGCCACAAAGCGTGTTCATTTTTTCATCCGCTATGATTCAGCAGTTCAAGAAACGTGGCGCATTGTCTACAATTCAAAAACCTACACAATCGATGCGATTTTAAACGCCGACGCGCGTGAATCGTTCATGAAGATTGTGACAACATTGAAAGACTGATGGGATTCAATACGTTTCAAAGAATCAAAGGTTCAAACCAAGGTCGTGGCGGCGGCGGTGCGTTCATCGGTTTTGATGAAAAGGACATCAAAAAGGAATTCGAACGCGCATTCCAAGAGTTGGAAAATCTACACGATGGCGTAACAACGGCGCAAATTCGACGCATTGCGCGGGCATCATTGAAACCAATGTTGAAAGCGTATCGCGACGGAATCACCGATTTCCCATCGTCATCGACATCCGAAAAGGGACGCAAGAATCCACGCGACAAATTTGTCGTGTATCGCAACGGCGGCGTTTACGCTGAAATAACGAAAGGACAATTGCAGAAATCGATGGGGATTATCACCACGCGTTTGAATCGTGGGGCGACCTTTGCATCGTTGCAAGTTGGACCGCGTGTCAAACGTAGTTTCAAAGACCCAGAAAAAGGCGGTTGGTTTGCCCATTTCATTGAATACGGGTATTTGAACAACGGAAAGTATAAAGGCGCAAACGTTGGATTCGCAAGAAAAGCACGGATGCAAAATTCCGCGGGTGTTGGACATGAGTTCAAAAGACGGATGCGTTCGTTCTTAAATAAACAAACAAAAGCCGCACGGATATGATTGGGAAAGTCATCAAATACAAATTCGACAACGATTCAGCGTTGAACACGTTGTTTGGTGGACGAGTTTTTCCCGTGGTTGGCGAACAAACAAAGGCCACGCCGTTCGCGGTTTACGAGGTTGTGAGCATTTCCACGAGTATGTCAAAGGAAAGCGATTCACATATTGACGAAATTGACGTCCGCATCACTATGGTT